TGTGCGGTAAGTTACTCCTCTAGTGATAGAGTAGTCCATTTTGAATGAGTAGATAGGACCAAGTGTTGCACCTGCGTCAACCACAAACAGTGTGCCGGTATCATTGTCATTCATGACTGATCTGATGCCGGTTGTTCTTGCATATTCGCCCAGTTGCAATTCATTAGAAACTGTGTCGACTGCTGTACCGTCAATAGTATAAGCAATATTGCGAATGTTTTGTCCCAGAACAATACTGCCAGTGTTGTTTATTTCAATACGCGGTTTGACTGCGGACTCACTTGTGGTGCGCTCAAACAAGTCGCCTACGCTGATATTGCTTTCGCCATTGATATCAATTACTGCTGTGCTAGTACCTGTTGTTAGCGGTTCGCCTTGATACTGATTACCTACATCATAAAAGATATTGTATGAACTGGCGTTAAGACTACATTCATCAAACACAATACCTTCGTGATAAACATTGTCAAAGAAGTTGTGTACAATTCGCACGCCAGTTGGGTTTGTGACCAACAGCACACCTTGATATAGTGCATTAAATTCGCTGTTGCTAATAGTCAACGACTTGATAACTTGATCAGTGTTAACCCCATATGTTGCGCCGGCAAACTTACAAGTGTCAAAAACAATCTGCGAACAAGGATAACTGCCGCTGCTAGCAAAGTTAACGCAACTCAGGTTCTCAGCGGCTGTATCTCCTGTGCCTGTGTTAAACGGACCTTGGAATGTTACATTATGGATACTAACTTGAGTAGCACGGTCTATCAACAAGATGTTGTGTGAAAGTGCAGAGTCGTTACCAGACACAGATGTGCTTAGACTCATGTCACTAATCTCAATGCTCTGTGGACGAGCAGCGCCGTTAGTACCGATACTGGTACCTGTTTGTTGCAGGCTGTCAGCAGTTTGTGCCACGTACTCAGGCAGGCCGCCTAGTTCTAGTTCCCAGTTGGTAGTGTCACTAGAAGGATTTGTGGTTGCTGTAGCAGGAACAGCGTTAATAGATCTATAGTAGCTACCGCTGTAAGAAACCAGCACACCCACTGCATACGCTGTGTTCGATGCCCAGGCATTGACTTGGAAGCTGATGATACTGGAGTTTGTGCCGTCACCGTATAACTTGGCAAACGGGGGAATAAGAATAGTGTCAGTAACTACATAGGTGCCTGCGGGGAAATACAGGCCTCTGCGAATTTGAGGGTTTACTTCACGGCAATACAGTTGGAACAGAGCACGGTTAATCGCGGCAGTATCATCTGTAATACCGTCACCTACAGCTCCAAAGTCTGTTACAATTACAATGCTGTCCAAACGGCTTTGCAGACTTTGTGTTACAGGAGCTCCGGATGTTGCACCTGTTTGTACTGTGTAGCCTGCTACTAAACCTTCGTATGTGTACTGGTTAGTATAGCTTAGAACATCTGAGAATTCAGTAAGAATTTCGGTGTTGCCAACTACTGGGGCACCTTCAGTCAAGTCTCCGTTGCCAATAAACAGTTGACGTGTATCAACAGCCCAACCTAATTCAGCACCTGCTAATGGTGCCGGTAGGTCTTGTAGCAGACCTTTGCGTTGTGTAATTCTAGATATTTGTAAAATGGCCACGGTGTTTCCTCAATCAGTTACATATTTACCTAGTCAAGTAATAGAGCTCTACTCGTTTCATCCATTCATCTGACCAGTAACGGAACTCGTCGCCTTCAATAACAAACTCTAAATATTGGGGTTTATCGTAGCTGCCGTCTGCTAGAGCCTTGGGTTGCACAGCCATTAAAATAACACCTGTGTTGATGTCTGTACCGTGTGTTTCGTTGTGTGCGGCTGCATAGGCAGCAAGCTGAACAAAGTAATCGCCAATCCACTCGCGTTTTTTGACCTTGTTGCTTTGTTTAAAGTCCATGATTGCAGGCTGGCCCTTCCAGAGTCCCAAGCAGTCTGTGGTACCTGCATACAAGCCTGAATAGTACACAGGAACTTCAGTGCCCCAGAATTCAGTTACGTTGGGCTGTAACCCTTGCATGATTACTTCTGCTGCCATGTACCACGAAGGATGTGCAAATGGGTTACCGGGCAAGGGCTTCATATCTTCTTCAAGAACATAGTGTTCTAAGTAGGAATGCATACGTGTGCCGCGGTTGGCTGCTTCTGTGGTAATTTCCTGTGCTTTGACTTCGCCTACTCTCTTTTTCCAGTTTGCAAGTGCTTCACGTTGTTCTGCAGGTTTGGTTTTGTCCAGGATTGTTGTTACTGACGGAACTTTACTTCCGTCCGGCAAACAATAATGTCTCTTGCCGTCAATTGTTTCTCTGTTTAAGGGTGCGTAATTGTATCGTTGTACTATCATTAATCTAGCTTTTTATAAAAGGTAACTTCTTTGGTGAAGTTATTGTCAGTATTGATGTGGTCAAAAATGTATTGAAACTTTTCTTGATCATCGGTGCTCAATACATTATACAGTCTTTCATTCAAAATTGCAAATGATTGGTTTGTCTTTTTATCAAAGTATGCAGTATGGCTTAGATACTTTTGCCATTGTTCCGGGTTTTCGGGCATGGTTGCTAATTCATCTAGCGTGGATGTCAAGAAGTTGTACAGCGCTTTGGTTTCGTTTGGATAGCGCTCAAACAGCTCGTGCCCTAAACAGTCTGTTAAAATACCTGCCAGTACGGGTCTATACTGTAAGGGCAGGGCTTCTACGTCCAGGTGCCATGTTGGTTCTGTTAGATTAATGCTGAACATTAGAAACACAAAGCCTTTGCGAGCAAACCAATTGTTCCAGTACTCAATCCAGTCCTTTATATAAAAGATGTTGTTTAGACTAAACACAGGAGTAAGCACACAATTCCAGCGTGGTTTCCAGACCTTGCGTCCTTGCTGTAGTGTTAGTCTTTTATCAAAGTCCACTAGTGTATCAAGATTTGTTTCAATCTTTTCAAACCGAGCAGGCCAGCGTATGTACTGATAGTTTGTGCTGACAGAGTCTATGC